CTGATATGACGTATCATGTTGAAGATATAGAAAAATTTTCAATATCTGAAGGTTGGCCCCCGGCCCCTGCCTTTGCCCGGCTCGCGCCACAGGGGGAGCGGGGGGGAAGCGCGGACGCCACCTGTTACGGCGAAATGTACCAGATGGAAAAGGCACTTACGCAACGCGCCGTGCGTCAGGCGAAAGAGCTTGAAGTGGACCGCAAGCTCAAGCGTCTCATTCCCCGCGAGCTGTACGAGCAATCGCTGGCGGCGGCTGCCGTTGTGACCAGCACGGGGCTGGAAGCCTTCGTCTACGATTCCGTGCGCGAGATCATCCACCTGTGCGGCGGGACGCTCGAAAAGGAAGACGCCCTGCGCGAGTACATGCTTGAGCGGGTAAAGGACTGCCTCAACGGTTTTTCCGAAGCATTCGAGTATGACGTGGAGCTGGAGGCCCGGCTGGATGAAGAGGCTGAAAAGGAGGCGTCCCGTGGGGACGCGCAGACGGATAGAGAGGCGGACGCATGACGAAACAGTGGACGCTGATCGACATGTCGCGGACGCGCAGACGGATCGTCGCGCCGTGTCCTCCCGGTGTACCTCCGGGAAGGGTGCGGTTCGAGTGGCCGGATGCCGTGCGCCGGATATGGCGGCGTCCCGAGCGGCTGTCCGTTTCCGAGTGGGCGGAACGCTATCGCGTGATGGAGCCGGACGGACCACGCCCCGGCAAGTGGAGCAACGCCACCGCGCGGTATCTGTCCGGGCCGATGGATGCCTTTTCCCTGCCGCATGTGCGGGAGGCCGTGGTGGTGGCTCCCCCGCAGACGGGCAAAACGGAAATCCTGCTCAACTGCATGGGCTTTGCAGCGGATCACTATCCCGGCCCCGCGCTCATGGTCTACGACCAGCGCGAACTGGCGCAGCGGATGAGCACGGGCCGGGTGCGGAACCTGTTCCGGCTCTCGCCCCGCCTGCGCGGGATGCTCACGGGGAAACAGGATGATGAGGCCAATTTCTTTCTCCGGCTCAGGCACATGCGCATCGGCTTCGGGTGGGCGACGTCCGTTTCCACGCTCTCGAACGTCTCCGTCCGCAACCTGTTTCTGGACGAGGTGGACAAGTACGAGTCCACAAACAGGCAGGAAGCCGGGCCGGTATCGCTGGCCTACAAGCGCGTGCGCGCCTACCGGGACACGTCCAAAATCATGCTGTCCAGTTCCCCCACCACCGTGGAAGGCGAAATCTGGCTGGCCTATCTGCGGGCGCAGGCCCGGTTTGAATACGCCGTGCGCTGCCCGGACTGCGGCCAGTACCACGTCATGCGCTTCAGCCACGCCTCCGGGAAAGGCTGCGTCGTCTGGCCGGAGGGGATGGCGGCGCAGGCCGTTTTCAGCGGCAAGGCCGCCCGCTATGTCTGTCCGTGCGGGAGCGTCTGGGACGACTTCAAACGGGACCGTGCCGTGCTCGGCGGACGCTGGCAGGAAGCGGAAAGCGGGCTGGACATGGCGACATGGTTTGCCCGGCATCGCTCACGTTCCGTCGCCTTCCGCTTCTCGGCGCTGGTGTCGCCGTTCGTCGGCCTTTCGGAGACTGCCTCCCGCTTCATCACGGCGGCGGAAGACCTGAAAGTCGGGAAACTCGACGCCTACAAGGATTTCATGAACGGCTACCTCGGCGAACCGTGGCAGGAAGACTACAGCCCGCGCAAGGAAGAGGCCGTGCTGGCCCTGCGCGACGAACGCCCGTCCGGGGTGCTGCCCTCCACGGAAAAGGTGGCGGCACTGCTGGCCACCGTGGATACGCAGGATTTCGGCTTCTGGTACGAGATCAGGGCGTTCGGATACGGTCAGGAATGCGAATCGTGGCAGGTGCGCTCCGGCTTCGTGGAGGATTTGGACGCGCTCGACCGCGTGCTGTGGCTGCCCTACTACGACGTCAACGGCGTGGAGCACGTCGTGCATCTGGCGGGCATAGACTCGCAGGGGCACCGGACGCGGGAAGTGTACGACTGGTGCATCCGGAACCGCGGGCGCACGCTGCCGATCAACGGCGAACGCAGGCTGAAGCAGCCGTACACGCTGGCGAATCTTGAAAACTATCCGGGAACCAGCGTCAAGATTCCCGGCGGCCTGCGCCTGCTGCACGTCCACACGAAATACTATAAGGACGCCCTGCACCGGAAACTGTCCATCGCTCCGGCGGACCCCGGCGCGTGGCACATGAACGCGGAATGCACGACGGAATGGGCGAAACAGCTATGCGCCGAATACGTTGACGATTTGGGGAACTGGTCCTGTCCGAAAGGCCGGGACAACCACGCGTGGGACGTGAGCGTCTACGGCTTCTGCCTTGCGGACTTTCTGGGGCTGCGCTACCAGCAGCCGGAGCTGTACGGACAGGGACCGGGCGAACCCATGCAAACGGAACCCCGGCAGGAACGCCCACGGCGGCGGTGGTAACGGTTGTCTTTTCCCTCCCTTTCAGGCAAGCCTTACAGAAAAGGGGGGCATATGAAGGAAGATATGCGGATAGGCAAGCTCATAGCCC